GCCGTTTGAGTATTTGTCATAGTTTTTTTAGCATTTACGTTAGGTATTTTAGCTGATGGTTTAGAATCTTTCCATTGTTCATATTCGACTCGTGCTGCAAGATAATCTGCATGATGTAAAATCATAGGCAAATTAGTACGGAGTTTTGCATCTGCACTACGTGATATAAAATAAGGCTTATTAGCATCATCATATAAACCATCATGTATTTTTATGCCTTGCGTCTCATTCCAAGTAGTTTTGATATTAAAATGTTGTAATGTCCATAAACTAAGGTCTGGTACCATAGTAAATGGTATATTAGTATTATGCTTGTACATTTTACCTTGATTCTTACGATGCCATTCTGAATCATTTACTTGATAAACTTCTTCGCCATCTCCCGGAAATCCTGCCTTACCTAGATCATGGTGCATAGCAGCGAACATTAATTCTTCGAAAGTGAAATTACGAACATCGGCACCTAAACGTTTCCACGTGTTATACAATTCTTCGGTAATATCCATCACACGTAATACATGGTCGACATAACCCCCTTCAAATGCATTATGAAAGTGATCAGTGCCAGATGCTGGCATTAATATCATACGACTTTCAAAATGGTCATACATGGCTTGTAATTCTTTTGCTCGTGAAGGAAATAACTTGTTAACTCGTTCACGAAATTCGATCCAATTCTGTTGGATTTGTTCTGCTGTTAAACTCATAGATTAAATTATTTGGTCAATTATTCCGTATTCTTTCAATTGTTGTGCTGATAAAAATAAATCAGTCTTTTGTTGTTGTCGCCACCAATCAGCATTTTTATTAGATTTAGATGCTAATAACTCACATACGTCATTTTCTAATGATTTAAGATTGTTAATATAAGCACTCATATCACTAACTTTAATGCCGTCTGCGAAACTAATAGCTTCATGAAACATTACACATGAACGCTTACTAGCCATACGCGTCCCAGTGCCGCATGCTAAAATTACAGCTGCAGCACTAAATGCTCTCCCGCGGCAAATCGTATTAACAGGTACTGATAACGATTCGATATAATCTATAATGCCTAGCATTTCATACACATCGCCTCCGTTAGAATTAATAATAAGATTGATAGGTTCATTTATATTATCAATAGTACGATTAGTTAATATTGCCCGTATACGTATGATTAAGTCAACTAATGTATTTTCGTCAATGTCATTATTAAGAAAAACAACAGACGATGATAAATCCATTTGGGTTGATATTTGCTGCGATACGATATCATATGGAGAATCTATACCCTCCATTTGTTGTGCTTGTGCACGTGATGTATTTTTTTCTTCGTATATACTCATGATCTAATTATAATAACTTTTATAACAAAACACAAATTTTATTTTAACTTTTTAAGTTGTCGTTCTAATTTACGTAGTCGTGTCTTGCCTTGATTAATATCTCGCTTAAGTGTTGATTTAACTAGTTCTCCGCGAGTAAGTAGTATTTGCTGTAATAGTTGATCACGTAGTTCGTGTTTTTCTTGTTTAGTTAATCGTTTTTTGCTGTTAGAGTCAGAACTAATATCAGTTGGCGGTAATGTATTTTTAAGTTTTGGTTGTTCGATTCCTTTATGAAATACATTGCCTTCAGCATCTACAAACTCTTTCATAAACTGCCATCCACGCGGCTTACCCGACGATTTATATCCCGTAGATATATCTGGATTACCACATAACTTTAATGAACATTTGTTACATAAAACAGCTGTAGTATTGACACCGACACGCGTCCATTCTGTACATATAGAACCCTGCCAATATTTTCCATCTGGTTTACTATTTCTACAGATCATGTAACGGTGTTTGTTGATAATTTTAGTCGCATATGTATGCGAATCGATTTGTTTTTTTGCCATAACTTTAAATTAATATGTTACGTCCAATAAGGTTTAGGACGATTTGGTTTATTGTTTTTTTCTTGATAAATATCAGGATGAGATCCAGATGGCGTATTATTAGTAGTGTCAATACTAACTGTACCCATGGTAAATGTTTTAATTACAGATAAAGGATCTTGTACTGTAGCTGGTTCTATATCAGGTACATCTGAACCAGTAATGGCAGAATCTTGTAGAGTATTTGTAGCTTCTTGCATTACGGGCACTTCTACGATCTTTTCTACTTCTACGATCTTTTCTACCTCTATAGGCACTTCTACAATCTTTTCTACTATTATTTCCTTTAGCGTTTCATTAACTTCTTTTTCTATTGGTTTGATTCTAGTTTTATTAAATGCCTGATTTGCTATAACTACTAATGTTATAGCCAACGGGTCAAATACAAATATAATCAATAACAAATACCAATTAATGACATGGTCCATTGATACATTTAATAACTTTGAAATATACATTAACGGACCTAATTCTTTAACAGACGCATCCGAATTGCGTAATTGTAGTATTTGCATATCTACACTAGATATTGAATCAGATAATGCTTGTATTTTTACATCGACAGAGTCTCGTAATGATGTAGCATTAGCCACTTCGGTTTGAAGTAATCGTCTAGATGTATTTGTTGTACTAGTTATAACTTGTCCAGTACGTTGATCGACTCGCTGAGTCTGTTCTGTATTAGACATAGCTAATCTAAGTTGCGTTATAGAATTAGTTAACTGTTCTTTTTCAGATACATATTCGGTTTTACGTGATTCAAAATTAACTTTTTTAGCATCTAGCAAAGTAATCTGCCTATCAACGTTTTGTGTAGATGCGTACGTTTCTTGGTACGCGCCTGTCAGAAATCCGTATATACCAGCACTAGTAATACATATTAAAATAAACGTGGCTAGTATAAGATACGCCCGTAGTACTTTATTAATAGTATTCCAGTACTGATATAGTGCAGATGCTATTACTAGCTTAGCAAACTCCAAACTTCCGGCCATGATCATTACCTGTACACTAGCGCCGGCAAATAATTTACCTAAACCGTATACTGAATAGAATGCAGCTGAACACGAGACAGAAAATGCACTTAATGCAATTACGTAAGGAAATATTTTGTTTTTCATTTTTAACTAATAGAAATTCGCTCCATGGCAAATTTAATTCGGTTACGTATTTCGGTTAAACGCCTAATGGCTTCATTAGTATCAACAGCCTTACGGCTAGCTAACTCCGATAAAACACCAGCCATATTGTCAGCTTCGTCTAATCTACGTAACACATTGTCTTTGTCTTTGATCATAAATTTATTTCCTGTTGATTTTGATTATATACATAAATATCTCGGAACCGCAAAAGAGCTAGCTCCTTGGCCTTAGCTTCGATCATAATATCGAGTGGCAAGCCGTATGTTTCGATAGGTCCTACAATGTAATCGGAATGTGCAGTTTCTTTGATCTTGTTAATTTCTTTTTTGTAAGCTGCAATAGTGGGCCAATTCGGAATATCTTTTTCGGATATGTTATTAGTAGCACACATATTTTGTACAATAGTCTGATACTCTTGTCGGCGCGATTCGGACCAATGTGTAGCTTGACGTATATGACTAGGCCAAGTACTACGTGCTAACATCAACGCCTCATGTTCGGATAACCCGTTAGTATGAAACTTATGATGATAGTAATCGAATGTAATAGGAATACCGTTAAGACGGTGCACTAAATTGTATAGCATCAATACGCTATACATACTCTTCTTGTCATCATTCTCAATAACAAGCCTACTTTTGCAATTGTCAGATAATCGATCCCAGCCCTTAAGCCAACGTGTAGCAGTAGCCTCATGGTTGCCATATGCTCCACCGATATGAATATTGATCTTGTTCTCAAATGATGGCTCAAAGCCCATCATATCAAACATCTCGGAATGTCGCTCTAAGCTAACAATTGTCTTGTTAACGACAGCCTCATGAGGTGAACATAGTATATGAAACTGTCCAGGATGTGTAGATAGCCTATGACCATGTGCCTTGGCAAAGTCGCCACATTCGCGTAGTTTAGCCGCTAATAAATCATAGTTAGGTAGATCGGTTAATTCATAATGATCGGCCCATGGTATAAGCTCAGAACCAATTCGGAATAATGTGATACCATGATCTTCGTTCCATTTAAGATAATGAAGCAGGTCTGTAGCATTTTGCAATGCTATATCGCCGAGCTTAGCTAAGTCCCAGGTATGATACCAAGAATCTTTACGAACGCCGCGGCTCGTTGTAACGCGACCTCCTAACTTTTTTGGGCGGCTAGTCAATGTCATATTGACACATGCATAGCCTAATCTTACATTGTCGTTCATTTATTTTTTATTTGATACTTAATAATAAGAAAAAACCCGTACGAATCCAAATCTTTTTTATCAAAAAAGAACTTGAATTAGTAACGGGTTTAATAGTATTCCAATAAACTACAACTACGTTAAACGTTGTAATTTAATGTCATTTAGATTAGTTTTCGCAGATTGGTTGCATTTGGCCTATAATCTGATATGCTATAAAATATTTAGGTAAATCTGTAGGAAGCACTACACTAGTATCCTTACGGATATCTTTACGTCGACGCATAATTTGTCCACAGCTCCAAAGATGGTTTACAAATTTACGTATGACAGTTAAATTATCCGAAGATAATACTAGCAAGCGTTCAACTGACATAACCGTTAATATATGAGGTCCTAATCGTAATTCAGATACGGATACTATTACTGGTGGTAATTCTGTATCATATACGTTATCAGCATGTTGTTTAGACATTTGTTTAACGCCTGAATTATGAGCCCCTATATGTAACGCATCCCATAAAAATTCTATTTTATTGGTAGGGGTCAGTCCTAGGAATACATCGAAGTCATTTTCCTGTATTACGAGATTTTTTAGTATCATAAATTTCCCGAAAATGATTACGTCATTTTATATAAATATCAAATTAACTCAATCGACCCATCATTCCTAGACGATACCTTTTCATTACAGTTTCTCGAGCTTCGCGGCAAGTTTGTTCCATAAGTTCCAACTCCTCCATATTAAGGGTGAACCTAGAATTACCAATGATAAAATCGCCAATTGGTACGCGATTAGTTTCATTTTTAAACATTTGTGCAGTTACTTTTTCGTTACATTCGAAATCGATGCTGCCATAAAAACGACCACGCTGACGTGCTTTGTCCTGGTCCATTGCATAACGGTTGTTAATACTCATAAAATTTATTTGTAAATAATTAAAGTGAATGCTGAATCAATGAATGAATGATCTATAACTACGTTTCCGTAAGTAGATTGTGCCCAATTTAGTACTTCACCTGGATTCCAAGTTAGTAACCCTTCATCATCGTAAACTAATGATGAGTTTAGCAATACTACTACACCTACGTTAGCATTATTATACATTGCATTAATACTAGCAGTAAAATAGTCCCAATCTGATATTGTGGCTTGGTCATATCGTAAATTTAATGAATTGGCATTGATACACCAATCTTTACGAAGATCGTCCGTAACGGAAAACCAATCCATTTGACGCAAATCCATGGTAGGATAAAGTTCTTTACCTGCGGCAATTAAAACTCCATTTGAATCTATACCGGCATAGTCGATTTCATCTATTGGTCGTTCAAGATATTGTGAATAAAATATATTGAAATCACCACGACCACATCCAAAATCTAATACAGATGAATCGCCGATAATATCATAAATTAAACGATAATTAGCGACTTGTTGTTCTCTGTTAGCATACCCGACTACTTCTGTAGAATGATAAATATAAGCTACACTATCCTCTATTGATTCAGGTTCTTGCTCATCTAGCTCTTGTACAGGCGTTTCTGTATTTGTATCTTCGGGTGAAGACACTGGTTCATCGACTGTTTCGGGTATATTAGTAGTTTCTTCAACTGGATCTATCCACGATTCAGGTATATTAGACTCTACTACTTCCTCGATAGTATCAGGCTCTCTATCTGCTATACTAAAGCCTGCACTATCGAATTTAGATGGCATTTCTTCCGTTGCCTCTGGTTGTGACGTTATAAAATTTCTAAGTTTTTTTAGCATGTTTTTTACGTTTTTGTATTCGACTTAATTTAGATTCTAATGTAGTTAAATCCATGCGGTCCGGATGAGTTCGGTTAAAATTTTGTGTTGTTTTACACGCAATCGCCGCATATTCCCATGCCGAATCTATTGTACTTGCCGGTGGTAAAAAATACTCACTTGCTAAAATTTCTTCGTTATTTATTACGGCATATGTGCCGTCATCTAACGTAATTAGTTTAGCTGCCGGATACTGTTTAAGTACACGTTTTTGATGTTTATTTACTGTTACCATTTTTTGTTTTAATAAGATCTTGGACCGATAGTTTTAAATACAAAATCATTGTTGCGTTCGAAATGGTTGATCGGATAATCATCTGTTAGTTGAATATATTCAGCATAGTTAGCAACGGTATGTCCTAGATTTTTATCTACAAACATATTAGTTTTACCGTCATTGTTCTGAAAAATATAAGTTAAACGGGAATTAATAGTATATGCAGACTTATTATTGTCTACAGTCGCCATAACTATTCCAGAACCTTTTTCTGATCGCAAATCGTAAGTAGTAACACCCTTTTTAGTTTTTCTATTAGTAACTAATCCTACCTGATTACTGCCATCGTGTTCATGCTTAAATACAACAAATTCTCCTACTTCGTAGCGCATCTTTATTTAGTTTTGTTGTTAATAATTTTGCAGATCTTGCTATTAGATACAGACTTAACATCAAATTCAACTCCCGAATCTTTAAAATCCTCGTTGATTAACTGTTCAGCATGTGTAACAGACACTGCGTTAACTAGATAGGTCTCTGTGACCCATTTTACTCCCTTAGGAGTATCGGTGGCAATTTTTACCTTTGATACGTAATAATTCATAACTATTTTGTTTTAATATTTACTTAATTATAAAGACTATTTTTTTCTAGTCCAAATAATTATGTAACTTTTTTTTAGATTTGTTTTGGAATGGGAGTTGCCCGGCGACCGCCTTTTGTCCGCATAGCCTCAAGTTCTTCGGCAATTTCAATCTCAGCACGTATCATTTGTTTTAATACACTTTTTTCGTCAATGAGGCTTAGAATATTTCGATACGTACGATATGGAGTATCATCTCCAGCTGCTGTCTCTGACGATTTCATTAGGGCTTTGAAACGACTAACAATACCAGATCGTAATTGTGATCGTAGCATTGAACCAAAGCCAACTACTAATACTTCTGGATCGACAGGGTCAAAATTTTTCGGGTCAACGAGCTGTCCGTACTTCCCTGTCGATTCCATGAGTATGTTTTGCAACTCCTCTTGCACTAGTTGAGTAATTCTACTTTTTAAGTCTTGGTGTTGCATGTTCAATTAAACGGCTTAGCCGCGCTTTGTTTCAGTTACTGACTCTTTTCTATAATCAGTTACGAGTTTCTTAAATTGTCCAGCAGCCGTACGTGCACGTGTTGCAGCTGCCTTGTTTCCTTTGCTAACAAATTGGGTATGATTAGTTTCAATCGCTTCCCAAAGTTCTTTCATCTGTGTAAATAATTCATTTGATGACATAACATTTTCCTTTTTTTATAAATATATTACTGTTCATAATTATCGTAAGAGTCATCATCGTACTCCTCGATATTTTCATTGTTCCATGGTGTAACTTCAAAAACACGATTAAATTCTATTTCTAGATCATCTTCATCAGATACATTTTTATCAATGCACTGATAAATTAAATCTCCATCCAAATATACTTCACCTATGCTAGTATCATCATCGATTAGAAACTCTAAATCGTCGCCGCGGAAGTATTCTCCAGTTAATAAATTGTGTACTGTAATCATAATCGTATTTAATATAAATATCTATAAGCCTTTAAAAAACTATACAAATCAAGGACGTCCTTGACCTTTATATTGTTTTTTATAGTTTTTAGATTTTTTGATACGGCTAGTTTTACATTTAGAATGTACACCTGGACGTTTACGTTTTGGATTGGGCGACCATGCGTTCGTCGTTCCTTTGCTGTTTCGAGCCATAATAATTCCTTTTTACTACATTTATTTTATATATGTGTAAAGGTGTAATACTCCAGCCCAAACGACGTTTTATTTCGGATATATTACGTTTATCTGTAGGCTGAGGATAATCACAATGTAATACATACGGTATTACGGCTGTTCCGTGATTTGTTCCTACTGATAGTTTATATAGATGGCAATATGGAAATGGATCATTTCTTAACGGCACCTCGTGTGAACTGCTTTTGTTCTTCGAAGAATTCATAAAGTTTATTGTTATCGGCAGCTTGAGGTTCATTAGGTGACTCAGTTGTTGTAGATATATACTCTATAGTTGTATCTATATCTTTACTAACTATATACCATGGCTTCTGCCGTTTTTCATTAGGATCGTACCAGCCAATATTAGGTAGAATAGTACCGTCAGTAGTAAGCACATCATACATGCCTGTATCGCGTATATTTTGTATTTTACCAATACGTCTAGAACCTAGCATACGTGTAGTTACGGTATCGCCTATCTTCAATTTTACTGTAGACATGATTAACAGTATTTGATAATTTTTTCTGGGTTATTTGTATACGATAAAGTATTTACACCTAATTCAACACGAGCTGTATCTAGTAACGACTGCAAAGCACGATGGTATCTATCATCAAACATCTGCGGTACATGTACTAAATGTGTAATATACTCTTGTATAAATCGTATAATTTCGTGCTCTGATTTATGCGGCATTTTATATGCTATCCAATTACGTAAAAATCGTGCTAGATCATTGACATTACGAGTAGTCAGATACTGTATATATTGTTCTTTCATTAAGACCCAGATTTTTGTTCTTGTTCACGAGCGATACGTAATTCTATTTTATTACAAACTTCGTTAAAATGTTTGCGTATAGCTCCCAACGGAAATGTCTTGCCCCAGATAGTACCTAAAGTACGTTCATTGATTGTAATTAAATCGTTAGTCGATTCAACTGTATACCTTCCTATTTCTCTTCTCATATATGAATATAATTATTAAATGTTTTGCATACTCATAGCTTGTTTTACATGCTTACATGTTCGATGATATCCGAATCCGACACATGTGCAATTACCGCGGCCGGCAGTATCAAATGACACTGTATACTTGTCACCTTTACTGCCAATAATAGTATGGGTTCGTGGTGGCTGTATGACAGAGTTATTACTATTAACGACTACAATGTCTGAATATGTAGTACCGTCAGGTACTTCTTGCCAAGCTGGTATCACATATGTACGTCCTTGGACTTTAGTAATAGCAAACGCCCTGTTAAATAACAATCGATCAGCTGATACTTGTATTTTACTCATACTATATAGTTTTAAAGTATACTTTATCAAAATATTGTCTGGGCCGAGTGCCTACATGTTGTACAACAGTACGTTCTTCGTTCATACCATCTAGAAACGCACGTTCAATACATTTACGTTCTTGCTTAAGATAGTAACTAACTTTAGGAGAATCCAGATCAAATCCAGTTGTACGATTAAGCCAACTGATAAAATTCATCATCGGTGTTTTCATTATACATTATGTCTATTAATACTTGTTCGGCAATTTGAATAGCCCAATACAAATCGCGACGAATAATAGTATCGAAGCAGGCAACCACAATGGCATTGTTACATACCACCAGCTCCAGTCAATATATCCTGTCAGCTTTAATGTCATAAATATCAAAAATAGTATCATGTCCAGTTTTAGCGCTGGGTTAGATTTCACGTCACTCATAACTCGTATCTTTATAGTTTCGTTTATGTCTAGGAGGCTTTTGTCGTTTATCAGGTATTACACGGGCTCGAAATCGCCCATCATAAAAACCGGCTTCAATCGCCCTTTCGCGTTCTTCAGCCTTTGCCATATTAAATAGTCTGTCATTCATATCCTTCCTAATTCTTATACTTAATAATAAGATCGAAATCTCGTAAATCCTAGAAAAAAGTTAAAAAAGTTGTAACTCATTGAAAATCAAGTGGTTACTAACTCATTGAAAATCAAGTGGTTATAAAAAAAAATCTTACGTTTATTGAACTCGAGCCCTTTTATGGTAATTTGATATACAAGTGGCAAATAAGTTCAAAATACGTAGGATTTTGATGGTGGTTTACGGTATTACTTAGGCGTTTTTACTCCAAGCACTCCAGATTACTGCAGCTATACCCATTACAGCACCAGTAACCATAGTCCATGAAGCTTCGTCGGTTTTACCACGATAAACCAGAATAGCACCTACTGCTGTAAGTGCGTGGCGAATAATACCAAATGTTTGTTCTTGCGTTAGTTTGAGTTTCATTTGTTCCTTTATGAATTAATCTGGATATTCAGCTCTTTCCTCTGCCTTTGCAGCATCGATGATATCGATGATACAATATGCTAATCTATCCGCATGTTTATAATCTAAGATTGCTCCTGTCGATTGTAGCTCCTTTTCTAAAGCTTGAACCGCAGCTTTAACTTCTCCTTGCAGGCTAGGCGTAATGGCCTTTAAAATTGCTCCTTCGGAAAGGGGTTTACGAATTTCTTCTTTAACCGTTTTAGGTTTACGGCTACGTAATACGTTACGTACTTCTTCACGTATCAAATTTCTTAATTCTAATTTGTTCATTTTTACCTTTATTAATTTCCTACAATATAAACATCGTATCCAGTGAATTTGCTAGACAAAGGCTCTAGATCATCTTTAACCCTATATTTAGTGTCTTCTAAAAGATCCTGGCTTAATGGTCCATTTGGGCGAAATTCAAACTCACAAACACTATCAGTTACTACATAGTTAATTAACTTGCAGTCGTTTTGCTCTATGATTTGTATTACTCTATCCCACAATTGCTGATTGTTTCTTTCAGCTAAATTCCAAGAAAAGTATATAGCAACTACTAAGTTGTTGTTTTTGTGCTTAGCTTGAAAAGCAGGAGCTTTTGCTTCTGTTAGCACTTTTCGTACCTCCTCGCGGATTAGTTGTTTAAGTTCTGATTTGTTCATATATTATATATCCTTTATAATTCATGATATCCTACACGTGCTTGATTGATAAAATTATAGCTTTGTGTGATATGGTCTTGAATCCAACCTGGCAGGTTGATTTCATTGGTACCAATCAGTTGTGATAGTTCTACAGCTGCTTTAGCTATTTCCTGTAGTTGCGCCTGTGCCATACCTACCTCATGGTCTTGTCCTGGCAATCCAGTTTCAGATAAACGTAATTCTCGAGGTATACGGGCGTTGCGCTGTAAACGTTCTATGTTCATAATCTATAATCCTTAAGGCGTGGTACGTTATAACCTAAACGCTTAAGCGTGAATATCAAATGCAGTACGGCATCATCTTCAGTAAAATTATATTTTTTTACTATATCTTGTACTATACTCTTAACTTTGGTTTTTGTATAAGAGTCGATATCATGCCCGCCGACGTTAGTTGATTCTAATTCCGTGATAGCCGTTTTAATCTCTTCACGGATGATTTGTTGTAGTTCTGATTTTTTCATAGGGAAGGTCTTTTAATTAATTTCAAATCTGACTCATGGAAATATCCAGACTGACCATTTGTAAATTTAACGAGGAAAAACGCGTCTGAAGGGGATATATCTTTAACTACTCCTTTCTTCTTGTAATTGCTCATAGAAGGAGTGACCACTTGTACAATATCATCTATTTCAAATTTACGCTCAGCCTCAGCTAACGCTATACGAACCTCTTCACGTATAAGTTGTTTAAGTTCTGTTGCTTTCATTGGTTTATTGGTTTATGGATGATATTTTTTGATCAATTTAGTCAGTTCAACCATTTTCTTTTTCAAAAGATCAAAGTCAATTTTAGATCCTGCATATTGATTTTTAGGGCCTAAATAAAAATCTAGATCATCACGAAGTTCTTCCATAGATCTCAATACCCATGGATGGGCATTGCTAGTATTACCTATTTCTTTAAGAGCGTTTTCTACTTCTTCTTTAATAATTTGTTGTAGTTCTGTTTTTTTCATAAGAAAGTCCGTCCATGTAATTTCAAATCAGCTATTAATAAATATTAGCGTAATACTAATATAAATCCGTACAGTTTTCGTGTATCAGAGAATGTATCGGTACGCCATGTGAGCATGTAATTGAACACATTACACGGTGCGTAATACTCATAGCCGCCTACCCAAGCTTGTGCTGGATCTGTGCTATGAAATATAATTTCGCCTTGGCGAGTAAATATTGTAAATTTATATTCTATTATTGTATCGTTGCAGCTAACTAATAGTACATCGTTATCACCGTCTCCGTTTGGGCTAAATGCGTTCGGTACATAAATTTGTGACAATAATGTACTTGATATTGTTAAAAATAAACTAAGTATAATATTTCGCATAATAAATTATTTGTTAGTTTTAGTCATGATCATATTAAACAATATGGGCACAAAAAATATAGCAACAGTTAATATAGATAAACCAATATCTGCCATATGGCTAGATAAAAATTTAGCAACTGCAGTATCTGGATAAAAATGTTCTGCTAAGGACATAGTTAATTTCATACCTAAAATAGCAATAACTGTAAATGCGGATGTTTGTAAGTATGGATATTGTTGTATTAACTTGACAAACCATTGAGCAATAAATCGCATAGCCAAAATACCGATGAAAACACCTAAACATACCAAAAGTATATTCGGAGTAAACGCAACGGCCGCAAAGACGTTATCTATACTAAACGCCATATCCATAAGTTCTACTAAAGCAACAGTTGCCCAAAATGTGCCTAGACTACCAACGGTTATACGATATAGCCAGTTGCTATTTTTATCTAAAATTTCTTGTTCGTTATGTGTTAGATATCTACTTCTCCAAAAATCATATGACAAGTAAAGTAGATACAAACCACCGAGCGGTTTAAGCCACCAAATTTGTATCAAAAACGAGGCAAATAACATTGCTAAGCCTCTAAAAATATATGCGCCCCAGATACCATACTTCAGAGCTTTGTTTCTCTGAGTTTCGGGTAAGTCCATAACCATTGTAGCTAATACAGCTGCATTGTCAACAGATAATAGACTTTCTATTAGAATGAGATTTCCGATAATTGCTAATGATGTAACCGGATTGTTAATAATTTCGTTAACTAGTTCTTGCCAATACATGTTTTACTTTGTTTAGTTGATCGTGCCGACTGTTCTTCGGCGATATATTTGTCTAGCAATGTCATAAAGCCGTGCATGGTCATTGCTATATTATTATCGTTAAGCTTTTTTACGTATGCACGTAATTCTTGTAATTTAGTCATAACAACTACTTATCCCAAGCACATCCGCCATTACGATAAAACTCGGATCGGTGTACTGGATGTTTGTAATATGTATCTCCCATTCTATTAATATTTGTAGATGAAAAACATTGTGGTCGACGCGATCTGCATCCGCATAACATTAATGCCGTAATAATTATCGCAAAAATTACGGCCACGTTACGTACTACATTAGCTTGTTTAGTATAGTTCATTGTATTACCTTTTTAAGTATAAATATCTATTAATAAATTTTATTGTTCAGACTCGTTTTGTTGCAGTGTATCATTGAGACGTTGCGTAATAATCACTTGTCCCATTTCTGCTCCTTTGATATACGCTTCTACTAATAACTCTCTTTCCATTTGCAAAGCTTTTTCTATTTCATCGCGATACGAATTTTGAATTCGAATTGGTAATTGTTCTGCAAACCATTGCATTGCTGTTTGTTCTTTATTCATTTGTCACCTCCTTTCATAATTTTCTATCTCCTGTTTTACTTCCTCCCAAAATGGTTTCATAACCTCATAACAATTGAGTAGTATCTCATCTACTGCAATCAAAGCACATTGTTTTGCTCTGTCTAAACAATTTTCTTGTCCTAATTTCCATTGAACGCTAGGATAAAATTTGTAAACCAACTCTTTTGCCTTGTCTTTTGCTTTCATTTGTCACCTCCGTATGTTTCGTTGTAGTAATCTTTAAACTCTTTGCGTAAAGCACCTTCTCGATAACCCATACGATAAGCATCCACTATCTGCTCCTTCTCCATTGCTTTGGCTTGTTCGATAAATTCTAAATAGTAAGAAGAAAATTCTTTTCCGTTTTTACCTTCAATCGCCTGTAATAACCACTCTACCGCTGTCTGTTTTTTCATTTGTACAAAGTTTAGTTAATTTATTAAGTTGTTATATAATTCACAAATCTCCGAATAATTGTGTCGTAAAAGACAAGTTATCGCTTTACTTGTTACCAATTTAGTTAGGATTTTGTCAAGTTATCGGTTGACTTTCGCTTATCGATGAGTTAGCGGAAATTATTATTGCCGAACAGCCGACACTAATTTCAACATTGGTTTTTCTTTTCTCCACCACCTACGAAGTTCTTTAAATGTTTTGCAATTATTCCTTTCTGTTAAATAGCACTCAAGTTTATCATTTGGAAAAGTAAATCTACAATGCCAATAATAACTATCCGCTAACACATTATTTGCGTCAGTGGGGGTTTCGTGCTTTTTTGAATCTGTGTGCATATTTTGAACTTTAGTTTGTTAATTGAACTGTGGTGGTGTAACGCCCCACCGAACGCAAAGCCATCGGACGTTAGTAGCAATTATTTTTTGCTACGTTCCGAACAAAATTTACAGTTCCCTTTGTGGCTTAATACATCTGCATTGTTTCCATAAATAGTTCCAATATATTCACAGCTATCAATGGTGTAAATTTTTATTTCTCTACCATTTATAGTGGTTGTTGTTTGTTCAACTGTTACATTCTTGCTTTCACAACCGCAAAAAATAACAGCTACTAACAGCACATAAGCAAAAGCAAAGGTGCGGTGGTAAATTGATGTTCTTGTTTTCATATTATTGTTTTGTTTTAAGTTGATAAATCCGTTTTCAAAAGTCCCTGCCTTCGCTTATCTGCAAAACGTTAGTGGCAATTAGTTAATTTTTTTGAGGTAATTTTTAGCTTCTTTCTCATAATCAAAATCGTGGTTATTAATTAACTCTTTGTCGTTTAAATGAAGCAAAAAATTAACTAACTGTTCGCTTCGCCCACTAACATCAGGTTGGCGCAATTTAGTCTGTGCTATCGAAATAACATTTTCCAATAGTTCGTGCTGCCATTGAGTTAGTGCCTTGTCATCATAGAATAGCGCATCTATAATGTTCTGTGCTTTTTGTAATTCTTTCTTATCCATATTTTCGTTATTTAATTAAACTGCTCCAACCTGCGGAACCTTAAACGCTATTGTTCTTCAATTAACTTTTTCAGATACAACGAAAGGTCAAGAGCTTCTTCATAGGCATGTTGCAGCCACTCTTTCCTAGATAGGTCCTTCCTATCCATAGTTGTACCATATGTTGCTAATCCTCTCTCTTCACGGACTTTTAAGTCCATGATTACTGATGCTAATAAATTACTTGGTTCTTTCATTTGTCACCTCCGTATGTTTCGTTGTAGTATTGTTCTCCATAATCAACTCTACCCATTTTGTTCTTATCGTAAGCATCAACTATCTGCTCCTTCTCCATTGCTTTGGCTTGATTAACTAAATCCTTAAATGATTGAGAATGTTTTATATGGGGGAAATCTTTTAGGCTCTTTGCTAAAAACTCTACTGCTGTTTGTTTACTCATTGTTATCTTTTTTTAATTCTGATAATTCTTTTTCTAATCGTTCTAAAAATGATTCCTCACCATCATCACCTGATAGCAACCAATCAATACGTTGAGCATAAACAGCTGCTTGTCTTAGAATAATAAGGCCTTCTTTAAACTTCTCAACTACCTCATCTGGGTATTCGTAGTACCATAAGTCTTCAGGGTATTTTTTATACCAATCATCACCACGCCATCCTTCTTCTTTGAGTTCCTCTCGTGTTTTTTCACGACCATTTCTCTCAATAAGTTTTTCAACATCATCAGCAATTTGATTAATATGCCATTGCTTGTAGTCAAAGTGTCCTCCACTCATTAGTCTTCAATGTTAAATAATTTATATAATTGTTTCATCCAAAATATACCTATAGGTACTCCTATAATTGCTATACCTAAAAATGCTCCAAATATCTGCCATCCAACAGTTGTTTGCTTATCACCGAACATATAAAGACCATATACTCCTATTGAAATAATTGTTGTCATTGTACACCAAATAATTGAAAATCTAAATGTACTTTTAAAAGCTTCGATCATGTTATTCATATTTTTTATTTTTAAGTAATTTTTATTTTTCATGTAACACTAGTAATCCTTTTATAGATGTATTTGTAGGTTTAGTTACTTGTTCATGTTGTCCGTAATACCATTCAATATTCTTATTAAGTTCTACATCTATTGTTACTAAATCAGTAGAAATATCGTTTAATCCGCCCTCATATCCAGGTACAAATACTCGTAATTTAGGATCCTTTGTTTGTAGGATTTCTATTAATTGTTGTACTGTCATTTTATTTCTGTTTTTGGCGAACAACCAAGCATAAATGCATTTTTGAATCCTTGGTGTCTCCATTTCGGTACTTTGTTTTCCTTTAACACATCTTCAACAATTTGCTCCATAACTTCATGTTTACATTTATAATCCATGTACGGAATTACTTTTTGGCCGAATTCGTTGATTGTAGCGTTTGCCATTAGTTCATCAAAATCACCTTTCGGCGTACTGGCAGCAAATGACCTACGATACATTTCTGTGAGAATATTTTCATTTTTTTGTTCTCTTGTCATAACTTTTTTATTTATGATTGATTGTAATCGTTTAATTTCAGCAATAACATCATTGCCTAATTCTATTTTAGACATTAATGTTAAGTCTGTTACTTGATTCATTAACAATTCAATGAGTGCATCTTTTGCTTGTTCTTTTGTCATATTTTATGAGTGTTTATTCATGAATAATAATCTATGCAATATACTCGTATAATATCAATATACTCCGTAAGTTCTTTATCTCGGTCCGAATGAACCATATAATATTTGTATTGAAACTGACCTTTACATGTATCAGGACATCCATCCGTGCACGGAGTAAAGCCTAAGTTAACGCCGCCATGCCATTCACATCCGTAATAGTAATTTAATCTAGCTTCTAGTTCTTCAAATGATTCAGCAGCCATTAATGGCTTATACATACGATTACGGTCGATAGCTACATATATTTGTTTAGTATCTGTATTGTTCATATCTTATTCAAACTTACTGTATTTAAAGTCCGGAAACGGTATTTTCAATTGTCGTTTACTCAACACATACTCGGGCGTTGTCTTTTTGTAATTGCCATACGCAATTTCTTCGCAACGCGCTACAAGTCGATCATACGCCTTGTCCCATTTATCAGCAGTGTCACCCAAATTGCTATTGGTATGAGCATATGAATAGGCAGCAATAGCATCTAAATATGCTACAAACCTATCACTATTACCAGTCCAACGGCAGGTGTGCATGCTAATTAATAAATCCTTAAAAAAATCTTCTCTTGTTTGTGCCATATATCTAATATTACATTTCGTCTCGGTCAATCATTCGTCCATTATGTATACGCTGCTCCATACCTTGGATAGCACGTGTTAACTCCACCCACTCAGCATAGTTTGCCGTGCGTTGTTCTTCATCATCCACAGGCGGCGCTGTCTCACCCTTTAAATAATCTGGTATGTTTGGGTACATGTTTACTCGCCATCCTTCACTTCCATCATACTCCCATCGGCATAACCATACATCATGTGTCAACCATACTGTTCCAAATAACTCTTGACTACCATAACCATCATTGTAGTTAAAGTCAAGTGCTTCGAAGAACGCTTCTGCCTCTTCTTTAGTATGTGGGTGTTTGAGGGTTATTTGTTTCTTACTATCCCATCCTTCTTCATAACTGAGCTCAGCACATAACAAGCTTCTGCCTTGCTGCTCTTGAAAGTTTAAAACTTTCTGTAATTCTTCTTTAGCGTTCATAGTATTGATATTAAGTTATTGTCTAACAATAGTTATTGTAAAAGTTTCATGCCCAACTTGCACCGGAATAACGGCCCGCTGCAGAGCCCGTTCTCCAGCCCAACATCGTATCAAATTCCGCGCGGCATCAAGGATATGATCCGGCCCGATTGCCGTCTCATCCGTGTTTGTGGTAGTGCGGTCTATGTGCGGTTCCTTGCGTTGCGGTATAGCTTTGACACTCTTCGTGCTCTTAGCTTTAAGCTCATTATTTTTTTGCATAGCATTAATATATGTACAACAACTCACGATTCCTATAAAAATATTAACTATTCTACATGCTATATAGCATAGATATCACCACCATCACCAAACTCCGGCCAATCGTCGACCGTGCCGGTATCGATAGCGGCTACATGGCGCATATGTTCAAGTACTTGGTCAGGCGTGCACCAACCAACTACATCATCATGTGGTTGCAATGCAATCCATGCTCCATCGGGCATCCAAGCAGCGACCTCGGCAGTTGTGGATCCTGCATCCGAGTAATTGCCTCGGCCAAATTGCACACTAATAGTGCATCCATTGGCGAAGGTCATTTGCCATCCACGCTGCAGTGGTTGTGCATGTGTACCGGAATCCGGATAATTGCTGTAATTGATTTGGTACTTTGGGTTACTAGTTGTCATATTGTTCTGGATTCGTTATTTTATAATAACCACTGTTTTTGTATCATCTTCTTGATCTATATCATCTATAACCTTATCCGTTCTATGATATGAAGAATATCTAACCTGACCTTCATCAACATAGTTTATTTTATTTGCCACTGTGGATTTCCAATAATCACCAAAGTTATAAGCAAATTTCACTTCCATGTTTGGATCAAAATCCTCTAATGATTCGATTAATTCTTTTACTGTCATATTATTGTGTTTTTTGTTCTTTGAATATTCTAGATTAGGGTTTAACATACTGCGGAATTGTCTACGAACTGGCCTGAATATTCTAACCAAGCTTGGCCGGTGCGTTCATTATAGTAAATGTCACAAACCGAGCCATTGTAATGACCTTTTGTGCAGGTCATGATGATGTGGTTCATATCGGTATCGCCATGTACAGTTATCGGCTCCCAGGTGTTCAGATACTCTTGGAATCCGTTGCTGCGCAGGTTTCTGAGTTTGGTGTTAAGCATTGCTAGCTTAAATGAGGTTCTTAAAGTCGGTGTTTTCATATCTTATTTCTTTAATCTATACTTAATAATAAGGTCAAAAACTCACGAATCCTAGAGAAATGTTAACTTTTTTTGGTTTTTTTGTAACTCATTGATTATCAAGTGGTTATATCTGTATATATACCAGTTATGCTGGGCGATATCCTACGAACTTAACTTCCAAATCCTTCACAAAACCATGCTCAACCATATCTGGCCATGCACTACTATGTAACCACCAATTCTGGACCATATCAAGCTGCCTACACGCATCTTCGTAGATTGAGTCTAAATCGTGCCCGCTACCAAAGCCATATCCGCAGATAATCTTCGCAATCTTTGCCAAGTCTTCTTCGTTGTCATCGCGATATGCCCGACTCAATGCTGTAAAAATAGCGTCTTTCATCATGGCACTTACTTTGTCATTATGTGCGTACATTTCAGGACTCCATGGACGCGTAATTGTGATTCCTTGATCTTTCATATCTTTTATTTTTAGTTCCAAACCTCTCGAATATACTTTCTTCCTTTTTCGTACAGCGTTTCACTCAATCCATGAAACAACCTCCATGTTTCAAGCATATCCATGGCCATTTTTTTTGATGGTGCTGTTTCTGCCATTTCCATTATTTCTGTTATAGTTTTCATTTTTTTAAGTTACATTGTCTACTATTAATAAATACGTTGTGGCCATATGGCCAGCCTTTCCAAACCGGTGGTCTATAGCCGAAAAGCTATGTTCACGAAAAAAATTCATATACCGGCCCCCCAAAACCCCGGTTCCCCCTATATGTTAAGGAAAACCGGTATATCCCCTGGTTTTAGGGCGGTTTTGGGCGGTTTTACCTGGTTTTACCGGTTTAGTTCGGTTTACCTTGGGTATGGCCTGGTATGCCTAGGTATAGCTGTTTTACTCCTCATCTACATGGATTTGACGCTCTCGCAACCATTTGGCTAGGCTTTCGGTAATGGTAGCTGCTAATTCGGTTTCTTCCAACCCTATGCTATCTACGCTTACATGACGATCATAGTCTATGCTTAGCTCTATATTGCTATGATCTATATAGTTATCTGCATCGCCTGCTATATTGCTAGCTATATCATCTGCTAGGGTCTCTATGTCTATATATGCAATGCTAGTATTGCTATTAGCATTGGCTACGGCCGTAGTCGGAAGTAGCGCGTCAATCATACGCTGTACATTGATCACTTGCAATTGCTGCGATACTTGCTCGCGCACGCCTAGTTCATCAATAATCCATTCCATAGTCTCGCCGTCAATCTGGGCTTGGCGCAGTAACGTTACTGCGGCTTGAGTTAATGTGTTGTCAATCATACAATATTAAATTAGGGAGCCGGTATAGGGATCGAACCATATACTATATTGTATTGCTACAATACCACTACCGATAGGACCGGCCCAAAGATATAGATAGATTAAATGCCCATTACTTGCTCGGCAATCATATCGCGCCAATTGCCGAATCCAGCTTGACGTATACGGATCGCCTTGATCAAACTACGCAGGTTCAACTCTACTCCTGCATACTTATTATACACTGCAACCAACGCATCCAGAGCCTCTTGCTTGTGACCCATACTGGCCTTTGGTTCAACGTCACGCAACAACATGCGCATACGCTGGATCATTTGGGAGTTGTTCAACGCAATATCCGTAACAAAAGCTCGACTACGGATGGCTGGATCGATTCGGCTGATATCCATATTGCTGATGAATATCACTTGGCCGGTAAAGGTAAAGCTCCTCGGCAACTCATCACCATCGCCGTCCTTTAACGGCTTGGCCGATATCCAACTAATGACGCGACGGTCATAGCTGTCCAACGCACCCTTCAATACGTTAACGGCATCTACGTCACGGAACACTGAGTCGCAGTCGTCAAATATGATGAGCTTGTCACTGTTCTCGTACAAGGTAATAAACATACCTGCAGCTGAAGCGCGACCCTTTACATGCACAAAGTCCCAATCTTCACGCATACCTAAGCGCTTAAGTCCCTGGATCACCTCATAGGTCTTACCCAGACCGGGCTGACCTGTAATCACCAGACTCGGTGATATCTTCTTGGCTACCATCTCGGCCATTCCCACCATACCGCGGAACATGTCATCGGCATTGCGCTCGGATTGCCATTGGCTAAATTTAATTTTACCAGAGTCTACCGCGGTACTACCCGATCCGGTTCTCTTGGCTAGTCTCAACTTTTCTAAAGTCTTCTTGTTTTTACTTCCTTTTGGTCTAGGCATAATCTATATCTTTAATCTATACTTAATAATAAGGACTAAACCGTACGGATCCTAGAGAAATGTTGAAAAAGTTTCCGGAAAGTTACGGTAAAAACCTAACCACTTGATTATCAAGGAGTTACACGTAAACTATTTTCTAACCACTTGATTATCAAGGAGTTACACCCCGCGGGTGGGCCTCCCTGATTTCCGGCTCACCTGGACGCTCAATACCTAGGTGCGCGCAACCAAGCAGTTCAAAAGGCCTGGACGCAATTGTGCGCACTAGCTATTGCGACTCGGCAGAAATGTCCGAGAGGGAGGTGTATACACAAAATCCGTTTTGTACGAAAAATTTGCGCAACACTCTCCCAATTCAACTCCTAGGCACTGCACGCCTGGACTCTTTTTCTCTAGTGCCTTGTCTCGGAACTACACGTATTTTTTCAGGTCATCGGTATAAACGATTCCTGGTACACAACCCTATAGGATTTACTTACCAGAACCAGATCCAGCACGCATGCGTTTGGCTATGTGCGTATACCTACGTTTCAATCGCCATATGGCACGCACATTCAATACTATGATACATGCACTCAATGCTATATGCGGTATATTGTCTATTAGCAGATCATACCATACCCATAACGCATCTCCTAGTATCCATACCATTGCTGCTAATTGCAATCTTTGCTGGCTATTTAGCGCGTATCCCGTAAGGACTAGCGCGGTTGCCGTGAAACCTAATAGGTCTATGATCATAGTTGTTGTTGTTTTATTTGAAACGTGTACGCATTGACCATATGGCAATAAACAATGCTATTGTAATAGCAATTATGGTTATGAATACTACTTGAGTATTACTTATGGTTTCCGTTGCTTCTGATCCTCCGTTACATGCTGTATGCATACTATCACATGACATGGTATCGCATGGCATAGTATCACATACTAACGTGCCGTCCACAACTGTTGCGGTGTTAATGGCTCCTGCGGGAGTTATTGGGTGGTCTGCATATAACATGCATGACATAGCGCTAAACATTAGCGCGAGACTAATTGATTTTAACATGATCTATTTATTTGTTTTTGATTAATTTACTTAGTAAATGCATAGCGCGGTCCGTGATTCGTACAAGGCCCATATACATTAATGTTACGACAGGTGTCAATATGAATAGCGGAGCTACTATTGGCCATAACATGCATATCATCAACATGGCTACAATATCCAACTGCAAGGTTTGTACCCGCATGGAGAAATTGTATATTGTGCATATTGCAAAAGTTAACATAAAGCCGGCCATGTATACGGCTACGGGTGACCAATCACTTATTGTTTCCATTTGGAAGTTGTTTAATTTGTATTGTATATTTGTTGTTGTTTTCTTGTAATTGCAAATACTGCGCTATATGATCAAAGCAATCTATAAAATAGTATCGGCCGCCGGTGGCTTTGCCGGCATCGATCTGCTTGACGGCGGTATGGCCGACGATCTGGGTGTATTCTTTTTTTAGGCTCTTGGACGCACGCATTAAACTTCTGGGACGTATCCACAACGGAGTCTGCCATGTGTCGTCGCCATATGGATCGCTATGGCCGTAGGCGGTATCGGCAAAGTTAAATGCTAAGGGCTTATAAGTCCAAAGGTCATTGACATAGTCTGCTATTGGCTCGCCATCCCAACCATGATGTATTAACCATTCACGACTTATACCGGCGTGAGTAAATAGATATTTATCTAGTTGATATGCCATAGATAGATGATGTCTATTTTCGTTTATCACTCTGCTAATCTCCGGATACAGAGCCCGTTGAAAGCCGCTGCAGCTACACTTGCCTAGCAATTCTGGGAAGTAGTGATAGTCATGATTACCAATCAACATGATAACTTCGCATTGCGGTGTTGCTTCTTTCCATGCAAGTATACTCTGGAAATTGTAGATTTGGTCCAACCCAGGTATATCAAAGCTATCAAAATAGTCTCCTATAAAGATAACTCGATCAGGCTGTTCCAAATCCACAATCTTTCTCCAGATATTGCGTCCATGGATATCACCAATGGCTATTGTTTTCATATTATGCTACTTCAAGAAATTTATTATTCATTGTACGGGCTACGGTAAAAATATCTTCGGTATTAACAAACTGCGCATCTCGGCCGTACATCTTTCGAAACAATCTTGTACTTCTAGTATCTCTAACATTGCCATCGGAATCTAACAGGTCGCCTATGAAATAGCTAATAACTTTGATATTACTGTTTAGCATACGATTCACTTGCTTAGCCGTATGAGCCGCGGCATCTTCACCGGAATACTCAATATAGTTATATGATGATCCTACACGTTCTGAATAGGCAGGTTCACCATCACTAAAATTAAGGAAGAATGAATCCTTACCGTTACTATCCTTAATGACAAGATCCATAATGGCATCGAAACATAGTCCTTCGGGAGTTGCTCCTGATGTCTGCATATGCGCCAATGACCATCGTAATGATCCAATGTTCTGCTTACGACTATCATATGCAACTACTATGATAGGGCTACCATTACCTCTACTGCTACCTACACTGCCTGTACTTCGAAAGCTAATCACACAGTCTAGATTACCAGCTAATTTACATGCCTTAGCTATAGCTGCGGCAGCTTCTAATGCCTTACGGAACTTATCACCGTACATAGAACCACTATTGTCGATAGATATATGGATAATACCATCGCGATAACTAAATGTCTCTACTTTACTAAAAATAGATTCATTGTCATATCCAGCTGATGCTATCATACGTTTATCTATTCGGCCAGACCTTAGTCGATTAAATACCGTCGACCTGGATTCAGCACGTAACTTAAGCTTCTTACCTAAGGTTGTACCTTTACGTAACCCGGAATCGATTGCTTCTAGCTGTCTATTGTCATGATAATTATGCCACATTTCACAGCTGACATTTTCGACTAAGTTTCTTGTTAATTTAGATACAACCGTAGTCTTTACCTTTTGACCATTGTACATAACATCTACACTTTCAACTCCGCCTTCAAGTAACGATTCTAACTGTTCACTTAGCTTTTTGCTAACTTTTTTCTTTTTAGATTCGCCCTTAGTCATCATCTTCTGATCTTGAATTTTCTTATCCAACGACTGTTTATCCTTGTCTGATAATTTATTCTTGCCACCTGAAGCTGGATCAGACTGTTTCGGAGATGTATCATCGGCAAGATCATGATTGTCTAGTTCTGGACCATTACCTTGACCGCCTGGATTAATTTCATTAATATCAGGATCCGGAGCTGCAGGTGTATTTGATTGCGGCTTGGACTCATTAACCGACTTGCGTATTAATGCTATAACTTCTAATGCTAATGCCGTGGCATCTTGCGTTGACTTAAGTCGGTTGATATTCTTGAGATCTATTAGATCTGATATTTGTTGTAAGCAATTCAACGCCTTAAGGTCACTATTAGGATTCATTATATTCAAGATACGAAACACATACGAATCCCAATTTTCTTCACGATATTCATCGGACCGTAGACCTTTATCTATTAGCTTGTTATTGAAATATCTATCATACAAAGCTTCATAGTAAGGTCGATATCCGGGCGCCGTCCTTTTTATAAAGTCATCTATACGTCTATCTTCAATGATATTGAACATATCCTTAAGACGTCCCTTACTCAACCATTCGTTGATGTCATGCCACTCTTTACACATATCTATCCGTTCCTGAGTCCAAAACTCAGTACCTGCAACCTCTGTCATCTTTAAAAACTTCTCTATTGCACTATCATCATAGTCACCGGAACCAATATATGCCAATCCATTATTGATATACTCAATATTCTGTTTAAGAAAATTGAAATCGGTAAGTATACAATGCGATCCTTCATGAAGGGCTAACCCAACCTGACTATCTCTTTCTGAGAGCTTTGTTGATGCAGATATAGTAACCTCTTTACCGTTAGTATATGAATCATTTCCTGTACTGTATCTTACTGGTATATCTTTACCGGCAACGATACGAACAAAGTTAGCTACTGCCCTACGATATGAAGCCATCTCCATTAGATCCGGGCCGACGGGGCCATCTGACTCGTCATCGTCTAACCATTCTTTAGAATCATAGTAATCATCTAACCAAAAGTCAGACGCGTATAGTTTGGAATTATTCTTTTTACTCATACTTAATATTAATAACAATTGTTGTCAAATCCTAATGCTTTTTAAGCTTTTTTTTACTACTAACTAGTCAGGATATTCAGGCCGGCACCGGGTTGCGCCGGCCTATATCCTATATATAACACATCTACAAACTACTCAATTCTTAAAATGATATCTCTTGTGATGCAGTCTCTTCTGTGTCTACTGGCTGTTCCTGTATCTGATTGATATCATATTTCTGAATCAATTGCTTGATATAGGTACGTTCAGAATCTAAACCACCGGACTTATCATAGAAAGGATAAATACATACTTCGGCAGCTTCTGAAAGATTAAATCCGTCAGCAATTAGACCAGCCATCTCAACACATACACGTGTACTAACCGCGGTACTAACCCTAGGATTATCAGACATGGATTCCATCCTGGTAGTCGCTGCTATTTCAGCAATAATATCGGCCGACTTGCTTGCCAATGTCGGATGTTTTGCTCGTAACAACGCACTCTCCTGCTCTCGACTTAATATATCCATCTCAAGTATCACAAATCTATCTAACAATGCTCGGTCCATGGCCCTAGTAGATGTATATTCGCTACCAATATTGGCAGTGGCTACAAATGTAACACCTGCTGCTACCGGAATAGTTAGCGTATCTTTATGCTCATCTAAGCGAAGATATCTTTGGCCTTGATCTAACACTGTCATAAGAATGTTCCATGCCTCCGGATGTGCCCTTGACAGCTCATCTAATAGAATAACGGCATCAGGTGTCTGAATAGCTTTAACGAATACCGACTCACTAAATATAGTACCGGTATCTTTTGCGAAATGGGTGTTACCAATCAAAGTACCTCGCGGGTCTTGGGTAGCTCCTAAATTGAAATAGAAAAATGGCCTATCCAATGCCTTAACCAAAGACTGAGCAGCTAATGTCTTACCCGTACCAGCTGGCCCAGTCATCATAATGTTCTTACCACGTAAAGCCGATCGTACCAGATATTTCCATTTCAGGTCACTCATGACCAAATCTTTAGGTCTAATGTCAACGGCTTGTCGATGTATAAAGCCAACTACAGGGTCAGCATCTGCCATTTGTTCAACAACTTCTGACGTAGCTGCAAATGACTGATTAACATCAACAGACATAACATGCCGTTCCTTGCGATAGCATCGGCCGCTTTCAGTATCAATCATGATACACTGGTCATTGGCTATAGCTTTTCGGGCCATAATATCTCGCACCAAATCATAAGGATGCTTCTCGGAATCGATCTGCACACCCTTCGGGTCTTGTAATACCCAGCCTTCTCCATCCGGTGCTGTAACGGGAAGGACATAGAAATACTTCTGTTTGTTCATAGATGATATTTGATTTATATATTATACGTTCTGATTCAAATTAGGCTTTCTTAACCAAAGCAACCCACTTACCGTCTACAATCTTATGCGGAATGCCGTTTCGCATAACAATAGATGGATACACTGGTGGAGGACAACTTAAGGCCTTGAATCGACCTGGCACCTTACGAAGTACACCATCGACTTCAATCTTGCCAGCGACTCCCTTAAGGGCCTTACTAGCGGTAAAATTCATTTTCTTCAAAGCTCCCTCGGGAGTAACGGTTTGGACTTTTTTCATATCTTATTTCTTTAATCTATACTTAATAATAAGGTCAAAACCGTACGAATCCAAATCTTTTTTCAACTTTTTTCAACTTTTTTTGTAACTCATTGAAAATCAAGGGGTTACAAAGCAACTTTTTTGTAACTCATTGATAATCAAGTGGTTACAAATATCAATAGAATATAAATCTATAACTCCTTGATTATCAATAGGTTACAAAAAAAGCCCCACGTTAGGGGCTTTTCTCGATAGATAAAGATTAGGCATCTGCCTAAGAATCGGGTTAAGATAACCCCCGATGTTTTTTATATGCATGCCAAACATGCTTGTAATAGACTTCGTTAGCTCTGGCTGCTACTTCATGTGGATTGAACTCATAACCGAATAGTCGGTTGTATGATGCATATCGAGTCTTGACGGGCTGTAATGAATGCGTATATTCATGTAAGAACGTCTTAAGAAACTGCTTGATATGATGACTACGGCTAGCATTGATCATGATACGATTGTTTTCATGATGATACCAGCCGTAGTACATCCCATCGAAGTCATCGTCGTCCGGCCATACTACGCGTACAGATAATTTATCTTCATGACGCTTTTCACCGAAACATGCAACACACCACATTTTTGCAAACCGAACTAGGTCATTTCGCTGAGCGACACTCAGCTTAGCTAAAGGTGTATGCAACGATAATTTCATTCAATTACTTTTTAGGTTTACGAATTTGTTTTGACTCTACTTTCTTAGTGATAAGCCTCATCGACATCATACGGCGATATGGCAAACTCTGTGATGGAGCTAGTTCACAACGAACTTGTACACCTTGGGCTTCCAATACCGGCGCAATAGTGTCTACATATTGCTTGATCTCAATTGCCTTAGTCAAATCCTTTGGACTAATTTCATACCACTTGTAGCGCCAAGTCTTGTTAGGCTTAGATTGCCCACGTACATAACCTGACTCACTATAGGTACGAGTGGACTCAAGAGTACCAAATGTATCCTTAATAGTTTGACGGATTGATTTGTTGACGGCATACGCCCCGTCTGGCTTTACATTAAAAGTTACCATAGATATATAAATTTAGTAGTCGGTAGGGGATTCGAACCCCTATGACAAGAATGAAAATCTTGTATCCTAACCCTTAGATGAACCGACCATTATAGGCTTCTAAACCCTACCCGCTTTGTGGGATAAGTAAACTCTGCCTAAGTTGTTTTTAGTATCAATCGATTACGGACGAGATAAAACAAATTGTCCATAGCACTCCGTACATTACAACAAAGCCTGCTACTACAGCGGCAAGAGCTCGTAGATCTTTTCTATTCATGCGTTTATGATTAATGAGTTAAACCTTGCAATTTAAGCGACTTGCTCAGCTTCCTGGTATTCAGGATCTTCTCATATGCCATGGCATTGGCCGCGGCACAATCTAGGCCAAGCACATTATAACAAAATTCAAATTGGGCTCGGTAGATAACCTGCTCCGTTGAAGTCAATTGGATTTTTTTCATATCTTATTTCTTTAATCTATACTTAATAATAAGTACAAAATCGTACGAATCCAAATCTTTTTTCAACTTTTTTCAACTTTTTTTGTAACCACTTGGTTTTCAATGAGTTAGTGCACAACATTTTTGTAACCCCTTGATTTTCAATGAGTTATAGATTTTGTATAGTTTTGAATAGACAACGATATACTAGACCTGCCATGTTATGGGTCTTTGACCTAGCTATGAATTGTAAAGTTCAATAATACTAAGTATATACTAGTTCCAAATATAGTTTAAGTCCTTTCGTCGTTCTCTAAAATTCTCGAGTACGGCATGCAGTACTGTTATTCGGTTACCTAGATATTCACGCTCATCTTGGTCATATGATACGCTAAAAGCTTCTACTGTCATTTCTATACCGTCTTCAATTTCCTGTATGATGCGGTCGACTGCATATAGCTCTGCAAGTCCAGAGATCTGATCATTTATAAATTCCATATGAATATGTTTTAAATTTACAACCTTAAGGCGATTAGGGTTATTATGCGATTGCTAATTTTTTAGGTTTAGCCTGTTCAGCGAACGGGATCGATATTAATAGCAAGCCATTACTCATTTCGGCAGCCGCTAAGCTTATATCAAATCTCGATGCTATTTTGTAACCTAAATCGAACGATCGACGTACAATGGCGCGTTGTAGCCAAGTACGTGATTCGTTGTTAGACTCACTTGATACTTTGCGATAAGAAATTTTCAAAATATCACCCTCAATGTCTATTTGTACATCCTCTTTAGACAATCCGGTACAAGCAACTTCTAGATGAAGTCCGGTACTATCCTCGTAAATGTCTACAGGGTGGGGTGATTTGGTTTCGGATATTGGAAAGAATTTACCATCCGATTCGAAAAAGTTTTTGACAAGAATGTCAAACGGTGTTTCATAAAATCTAATACTCATAAATTTACCTCCTAAGATAGTTTATTTTTATTGAAATAATTTGTTAGCTATAACCTGTTATCGCCCTAAGGTCGTAATAGTTTACAAATTAATTTTTATGCGTCTGCTTCGTCAGAGAATTCTCTAACATAGATAATGGCAACAGCTTTCGGTACGGCTTCAATCGCCTCAGTAAAATATGTCATAGAACCATCAGCATCTGTTTCTACCTCGACAGTGCCATCTGGATATGCATTTTCTGTTGCAATTTCATCAGCACGTTCAATGGCGTTGTCCATCACTAGCCAAGTTGAATCATATGATTCACGTTGCTGGTTTTCATCGTCTAGATAACCTTCATATACTTGATAAAATCTTGTTACTGTTGCCATAAGTTTTTCTTTACTTTTATTAATAAATATGCAAATTGCTTTAAAACATAGTCAGAATGTCGCCGTACTTCAGCGTACGGATCCTGGCTCTCTCTTAATTTACTACATGCTAATTTGATAGCTTCATGTACAATTGAATGGTCACGTACAATGCGTATAAACTTTCGTAGATTGCCTTCAAACTCTGACATCCATCGGCCGTTGGTGAAATATGCTAATACAGCATGTGTATCACTAATCATATCATCAATGATAACTTTAACTACCCGGTCCCATGTATCGTACATGATTCGTATACGAAAGCCGTCCGGTAATTGTATAGGTTGTAGATATTGCATACTCATAGTTATCATACGTTAACCAATGTAAGTGTATTGTTTAGCATATAAACCAATTCATAACGAGCCTGTGATGATACTATATAACTATGTGCGCCGATGTGCCACTCTATTTCTACATCCTCATCGTGTGAGTAATACTCTTTCCAGTCATAAATTGTAAATACATCGCCAGCGTCGGTCTCACAAATCCATTCGTACTGAGTCTTATCAGTTATGTCTCCTAAACAATCTGGCTCGCCTATCGCATCGATCAAGTCACGTCGCGTTGATCTGATTGTTACTCCATGGAATGATGTTCCGCCTAATTCTTTGTTTGACTTTTTCATATGTTTGGTTTTATTTAAAATTTTTCGTAGTAACTAATCCGTTCTCAGTTCGCGCATAGTCCGACCATTTAGCGTATCCAAGCTCGACAAGCTTTGCTCTGTAGCAGTTAAGCTCATCATCGTTCATCTGCGCAAATAGCTCATATATGCACGATTCGTATCTTGCAGCCTTATGCAAGTCTTCCTCGTATTTTTCAGGCGTAGATTGCTCATAGCAAAATACCGCTTCTTTCACCAAATTAGTGTATGAACCTGTTTCCATTGTATATATTCTTTATTTGCAGTCAGGACAGGATTCGAACCTGCTTTAGGGCTTACGACCTATGATATTCTATTTACGACAACACCATGTCGCCACCTGACTATGTTGCTTGTCTTTCCAAGCTGTCAGCGTTCTATAGAAAATGGAAGTTAGTGCGCCTATACCTTTGTAGTCAGGACAGGATTCGAACCTGCATCCCCTAGGCTTATTAAGGAATACTATTCCTCCTAGGACGTTACCTCTGCCGTGGTATTCATTCCCACTTACGCCACCTGACCTGAGCAAGTACCTTTATTTTTGCGTCATTGGGTCATGACTCCCAACAGTTAGCTCTCGGTACTAGATGGCATTCGAGCTCTAGCCATCCCAGCATCGGCATACGATCCGATCATATGTTTTACTTGCTCACCTACCAATAGGGAAACAGAAGATGGGTGCGTGGACATCTGTTTTTACAATCGGCATTACTAACCGCAGTCCCGATTAACCTATATATATCAACTAGAATTGCATCTTGTATATATCTGATAAAGTATTGCCTATAGCTATTGCTCCGGAGAAGTTGTTCTGCCGTCCCCAAACTTCTGCTTTACCGCTATGACCAGACTTAGGCGTTACATTCCAAATCACGTGTCCAGTTTCTAAATCACATATACGAAAATCATCATATGTTGGGCCGTTCATCGGGCAATTATTCTTAAAGAAGACATATACACTATTGACATCAATATCTCTAAATTTCACCCACCGTTTGACCTGTTTCATCAAACTAATAGATTTTCTTTTGAGAGACGAATCTTTACAGAACCAGTCATAAAAGTTATAGCAATCGTTGACACGACCTTCGCTATCAATGATGTTGCCGTTCTCAAATGCTTCAAGCTGCTGTTTTAACGTTACTTTGTTCATATGTTATTATTTTAGTTAGATCAATATAAATCACGTCTATCAATCGAATATGCATACCCTTTGGTTTGTAGCACTTTAGTTATACGATCGACAAAATGCCATTCAGGCTCCGTATCGTAAACTTCTGGGTGGTCTATGGATACCTGTTTGACTTCGGCTTTTACAATGGCCTTGAGCTCAGCTTCGGATATAAACCGTTCCCCATTGATAATAGTTTTGATGTTATCGAGCGCTCGGGTACATGCCTGATCGCCCTGATCGGTAAACATTTCGAAATATGCCATAACTTTTTTATATTTTAGGATGTTTAAGTTGATAGAAGAAGAGATAACCACAATCATCATCATAGTCTACTACTATCCGATCAATGAGCTCAGATATGACCGATTCTGCTGATGTACGCAGACGTTGCCAATAACCTATACGTAGATATCTATCATCTCCACGGAACTGAATCTCAGAAGGATCGATCCCGGTTTGTACTAATAAGTCTTCAATCTTTTGCTCAAATGCCGTAGCTGGCTTTTCTTCTGGTATTCTCATATCTTTAATCTATACTTAATAATAAGTACAAAATCGTACGGATCCTAATGCTTTTTCAACTTTTTTCAACTTTTTTTGTAACTCATTGAAAATCAAGGGGTTACAATGCAACTTTGTTGTAAGTCATTGTGAATTTTTATAACTCGTTGATAATCAAGTAGTTACAGATCGTTAGGGTCTTTTCGGGTAAAAAGGTCGTATAATATAATAGTCATACATACTGTTATTACTATATAAATCGTATTCATACGAATAATATATAGAAATAATTACAACATACAAAACTTTATTAGATCAGAATAGAAGATATAGATTCGCCGTTCTTGATTAGTTTAGCTTTGAAATTATCCGTAAAACACCGGCCGTTGTCATCACATGTATCACTAACAAATTCTGCAGGTACATCTGTAAATACCCAATCAAGTACTAAAATGGCTATAAGATTGCCTTTTCCTGTAGGTGTTCCAAATTTAGGACTAGTTCTATCATAGATAGGTACTGCAGCAACGGCTTGGGTACCTGCCCTACGTAATAATGCTCTAGTAGCTATATCATCAACTAGACTAACATTTGTACAAAACATTTTATTCTCGATAGTGTCTTTAATCATCATTGTATAATGACTAACAAAGAAATTTGTCATTTTCTCGGATAGTTGCCGTAGACCTGTAGAACAACGCTCATATGTAATAGAAGCTTTCTGCATAGGTGAGTTAGTATAAAATGTACCGCCGTTATGGAATTGTATGACATATACACGATCCGCTCGATACTGTTCTTTGAGTTCTTCCATAGTGATATGAATGATCTCGTCTTTTTTGATTTGCGTCATTAATTTTTTTCTAGATATAAGATGATGTCTAGACTCTAACCAACGTTTAAAGTAACCTGCTGTAATTAACGTAACTATGATCGATGTTATTGAAGTAATAACGGCTATGACAATATTTTCCATCCGCAGTGCCCCATAGTTAATTTCTTATAAATATACACACGTTCATTAAAACTTAACTCCAATAACTGTGATATCATCGGTCTGTTCGTATCCATATTTCCAATCATCTATAGTTTTTACTATAAATTTACGTTGATCGTTCATTGTCATGCTTTGCATGATAGTCAACATTTCGTAAAATCTTTTTGTAGAAAACTTTTTATCATCAGGTCCGCCGAACTGATCGACATAACCATCGGAGAACATATATATAGTATCTTCTTCATCGACAAGATATTTTGTCTCTGTAAAATTTTTATTATGGCTATATCCTCCGATACTAAATTTATTGCCTCGTAACTCATGACACATATTCTGTTTGAATAGAACAATACGATGCCGGGCTCCAGCAAAATATAATTCTCGAGTACGTTTATTTATTTTGATTATTGATATATCCATACCATCTTGTATACACCCGGGCTGTGTTTGTCTTAATGTCATACGTACCTTTTCGTCTAAGGCGTGTAGTATTTTAGGTAATTCGTATATCTGGTCTTCTAATATAATTTGATTAAGAAAGCTATTGCCTAGCATTGTCATCAATGCTCCGGGTATTCCGTGTCCGGTACAATCGGCACATATCAATATAAAAGTATCATTATCAACTTTATGGAACCAAAAAAAGTCCCCGCCAACCAATTCCTTAGGGTTGTAATAGATAAATGATAATGGCAGATGTCGTAGCACATATTCACTGCCAGGCAATAGCGCATCTTGTATTTCTTTAGCATACTGTATACTAGATATCAGTTCGGTCTGATATGACTGTAGTTCTAACGTTTGTCGTTCGGCATCTTTTTGTAACTGAAGTGATCTTGAAACGATCGTGTAGGTTTGTCGTTTATGAACATAAACTGCAATCACTGTCAGTAATACTAAACTAGCCAACCAATACACATACAGCATGATTTAAGTTATTTACTAATTATTCGAAATTACATTAATCGTAGAATGCGATCAAAACTAACGATTTATTTTATACTAATAAATATAAAATTTTCAAGTTAGTATTTTCGAAAAAATACATACTCTGTCTCGATTCCGAGGAAGACTAGATTTATATTTGTATACGTGTATATAACATAAGCAGGAAATTCTCCTTCTAACTTTCCGTCAAAATAAACTTGCACTGGATTAGTTAATACGAATTTAAGTGCTGGACTTGTTAATGTGTTAATACTGTCACGTGTTTCTAGTACAAATATTTGGTCTGTCGAAACTAATGGAGTAACGTTGCCAGCAATCTTCTGTACTTCAAAACTTCTATCGATAAATAATTGATATCTTGTTTGATCAAACAGTATATCAAGATCTCTTGTTTGAGAGTACAGTATTATACTAGCAAGAAGTAATAGAACTAAAGTAAGAAGTTGCTTCATGGCGTTAGTCACCTTGAATTAAGCATCTTTCTTCCGTCTAAGTGCTCTTCTAAGTCTTCCCTTTTTCTGTAGCAATGGCTTAGTTTCGCGCCGAAATCTTGGACTGACCGTCGGGTTGATGAATTCAGGATCTGGGGCAAACAGACCACGTCTAGTTTTTATATCCCCTTTTCCTTGTCTATCGTAACTTACATATGTATAAGAGTAACAGCCTGTTAATGAAAAAAGGAACAATACTATAAACATTGTTCTCTTCATTATTTTAACCTATTAATAAATATGGTCCAAAGTATGTTATTTGGTTTTAACAAAATCAAAATGATTCTTTATTCTAATTACCTCTAAATACTGCCAAAGTGATTCAAGACTGTAACAGATCCGATTCTTATTCTCGTCCCAGGCCTCTAATGTGCCTTGACCAAAGTTATTCTCATAACAGAACCAAGAGAACCAATCAACACCTTCCTCACCATAAATTTCTTTAATCAGTAAAGTGATTAAACCGTGATACGGATCTATAAACTCATTTAGGTCAATCTTGTTTTCATACAAGTTGTCTACAATGCGCTCTTGTTTTTGTAACTCAAGTGTTAATTTTAAAAATGTTTCGTATGTCATAACTTTTATTTTTTGATTACACCATAATATAATAAAAAAAGCTTGAAAATCCAAGCCTTTTAGTATTTAATTTGATAAAGGTGCTTTAATTCCTGGAATGGGCATATAATGTTTAGGAATTAGAAATTTCAATAAACGGCAATTCGCCACTTCTATTACCTAAATTTATTTTATATTTAATTCGCGAATATTTAGATTCTAATGTTTCTATATCAGATTTCATATAATCTAAAAGTCTAAAAAAATTATCTTGGAAAATACTATCATATGCAATTACAATAATTGATTTCCAATTTTCAAGTTTTCCTTCAAAATCATCTTGTTTTAAACTGTTCCATAATTCTTTATTTGAAGATTTTAATTCTTCATTAATTTTTTTAGCTTGACTTTCTGTGATAATTCCAGCTAATTGTTTCATTCTAATGATATTTTTCATATGAGTAATTTTAATATAAATATGATTAATTTGATAAAGGTGCTTTAATTGTTGGGTGAGATTGTTACCTTATACTTCATTGTTCTGTCGGTCATATTCATAACACCAAACACAACTGAACTATCATCAGGGTTAATCATAGTTGGTGTTATCATATATCCTTCAATGTTACATAATGTGTCTTTAACTGATGAAACTAAATCTTTAGGTATTTTAGTTTCAATTTCTGATTTTTCAAATGTTTTTGGGTTGTAATAATCTGATTTGTAATTTTCCATAATTTTATATTTTTTAATTTGATAAAGGTGCTTTAATTGTTGGGTGTGATTTATCTTAAATCTTGAGGATCAATCAAGTGCTTAATTCCTTCCATAGCTTTCATCATGACATCAACACTCTTTCGAACTAGTTGAGAATCTTTACTACTTAAACCTGCTTTATTTTGTAATTGCTCATTGTCTAAGCTATCAAGCAGTGTGCTAATCTCAAATAGTATACCTGATAGTTCACTTTTTTCCTCATTTAGAGTTTTAGTAATCTCTTCTCTAATAATTTGTTGTAATTCTGATTTTTTCATAGTTTATGGTTTTAATATAAATATCGATCAATTCGATAAAGGTGCTTTAATTGTTGGGTGTGATTGATTTAAGCAATCGCTGCCAAATAGATTGCTTTTCTTTATATGGAATCGGATTACCGTTTTTATCTACCATATTAATCTCAATATTTTTTTGTTTAACAACTTTAAAAAATTCCATATAGTCTTTTCCATAATAATCCCAATCCACGCTATAATCATATTTCTCGGGTTCTTTAAGAGTTATTAAAACATCAACTCTAATCAGATAATTTTGAATTGGAACTACTATAGGGTTGTTTGATTGAATAGTCTCTTCTGCTTCAAAATCAGCTGTACCTTTTTTAAAGTCATTAGATTGTGCATATGGTTGTATTTTAAACTTATCGCTCATTTTATCACCGTCAAACACAAATCTACAATGTAGTGGTTTTTGTAGATATCGATCCGATTTATGAAATACTTTATCTCTAGTAAATGATATAGAATGGATTGGGTTAGTTAAAGTACCTCTATTAGCTCCTTCAAGATTACTTTTTAATCTTCCTGATTTTAAAATATTTACTGCTGCTGTGAACGTAGTATAGTGGTATAAAATACCTACTTGCTTAGCTTCTCTCAATAAATCAATTAATCGTATCATATTAATTATACTTTGTTACCTTAACTACTGCTGACCATGGAATAACACCTGCATACTCTAAAGTATCTCCTTCATTGTCCTGAACATTTTTATCCATGGAAAGCTTGTTAGGATCCAATTTTGATACGTCAATATGCAATACAACAATGTTATCTATATAACTATCCGGCACCATTTCAGATGCTTCGGCATACGAACCTGCCACATCAATATCCTTAGCCAAATAAACTAATCCTGGTTTAGAATCTTCCCAAGCTTTTTTGGATTTAGTTGTGTCTAATCCATCTGTTTGAATTTTTTTAAGCAATGGTTTGTAGGTAGCATGATACAGAATGTTACCTGATGCTTCTTTGAGTAGATCCTTTAATCGTATCATATTAATAAATATCGATCAATTTGATAAAGGTGCTTTAATTGCTGGGTGTAATTACTTTACCATATAACTTGCATTCAAATCCATGATCTTCTAATAACTTATTAGCTTGTCTAATGTATAAACTTTCATTAGACGTTTTATTAAGTTGAACTCCAATTGAAAATTTTCCACCTTTTATTGGATGACCATCTTTTTCTAATGGTTTAAGTGTATTTTTTCCAAATGAATGGGGTTGTAAGCCTTTACTAGTTTTAACACCAGTATTAATAAAAGTAATAGCATCTAACAATTCATCAATATCGGGTCCTATTAACTCAATGTTTGATTTCTGTTCATTAAGTGCTTTACGAATCTCTTCTCTAATGATTTGCTGTAATTCTGATTTTTTCATAGTTTTACTTTTTATTATAAATATGAATTAATTCGATAAAGGTGCTTTGATTGTTGGGTGTGATTGATAATTGCCTAACTGAATATCCTCTTCCAATAAACACTTACAGAAGTTTGCATCTTTAAATGATTCAAACACTGCCATTGCATCTAATGGTCCTTCACCACATGAACCACCTTCATAAGGCCAAAACTCTGTATTGATGTTTAGTTTAGGTAGCTCATAAGGTATTCGGCTGATTTGTTCTTTTGCTTGTTCAATATGATTAGAATATAAATGCACATCACCCAAATTACCAATCAACTCATCAGGTACCATATTAACTGCTTTGGCAATAAGTTCTAGTAACAATCCATAACTTGCAATGTTGAATGGTAAACCTAAGAATGTATCTACTGAACGTTGATTCCACATTAATGAGATTGCTCGTGTTGGTATTCCACAATCATTCATTATTTTAATGTTCAAATCCTTTATGGATGTATTTGTCTCAGTTCTAAAATTTGGAGTATTGGGTTTGAATATATCACATCTTTCTTCATAACTCAACTCTCTTGTATAAACTTGAAATCCATAATGACAAGGTGGAAGAACCATTTGGTCTAATTCACCTATATTCCAAGCATTAACCATTAAACGTCTTGAATCTGGGTTTGTTTTGAGTTCAGAGATTAGGTTTGCGATTTGGTCTATTCCGTACTCAACCCTTCTTACACCTGCCTCTTTACTGTTATCAGTAACTACATCCCAACCTGTATGCCAATTTCTCCACTGCTTCCCATATACAGGACCTAGTTCACCCCACTTCTTAGCAAACTCATCATCTGTTTTGATTTTGTTGATGAATTCTTCTTGTGTAAAAGGTCTAGACCTTTCACCTGTCATACCATTTTGTAAAGTAACTGGCTCTCTTACATTATCCTTATTTGCAAATGTTCTTTTCTTTAGGTAATTAGCATAACAATCACCATCCCAAATATGACAATTGTTATCAACAAGGTATTTGATATTGGTATCACCTCTTAAAAACCATAGTAATTCAGTTACCATAGTTTTCCAAGCCATCTTCTTGGTTGTGAGTAATGGAAACCCATCCTTCATGTTATGACGAATAGTATAGCCAAAGATTGATTTAGTACCGGTACCAGTTCTATCCTTTTTCTCTACTCCAAAATCTAAAATGGTTTGAAGTAGATCTTGGTATTGTAAATCTAACTCATTGCCTATATGCTCATAAGCACCGTTAGGCCCAATTTGGAAATCGT